CCAGCGACGTGTAACCGCTGGCCCCACTAGCAACCTTTTCAGCATCCTTCATTTGAAGAATGTGGTTGGCCCAGTCGTCCATGACTTCACTGATGTTTGCATCAGGCGACAGATTACGGATCTGTCGCCACTGCTCAGCGAACACATCAACAGCCATGCCATCGGTGAGGCGGCCAACATCGGCACCACCAAACCTGGAAGCACCGCTACGAACGGCCTCTCCGCCACCCATGAATCGACGCAACACGCTCTGCTGCGAACGTGACAGTTGCTTCCACCAGTCCCATTCGCCACCAGGACTATTCCAAGGGGACTCTAAACGACCTCCAACAGCATCCACCTGAGCACGCATCTGCTCGGCAACTTGACCCGCTTCAGCCTTGACTTCACCTCTAAGTTCGTTGAGATCCTTCCGAGAAACCTGTGTTTCGGAAGCGACATCCTCAAACTTTCGAGCATCGTCTAATTCATTTTGCAGATCAGAAATTCTAGTTTCAGCATTGCCCAATTCAAGATCCAGCGACTTTTCATTTGTCGCCAGTTCTTCGGCAGTCATTTCTGCCAAAGACTTTTCAGGAGTAAAAAGGGTTGGCCGTGAAACGTTGATGCTTTCAGCAGCAACCTGTTGAGGCATCCCAGAGTTCATCTGTTCAGCGTCAGCAATCAACTGATCTAAAGACGCTATTTGCTCATCAGCAATGTCTAAACGTGCTGTAGTTCTATCTATTGAACCTTGAACGTCAGTTACTTCACTGGGTCGTGACCTAGATGAACGTTCCGCAAGCGCGTCGGCCTGTACCTGCTGCACCTCCACTACGCCATCAATATGAATCTGCGCTTCCTCGGGGGTCAGCGACAAAAGCGAAAAGTCCGCAGGCTCAGTAGGCAACTCTATCCGAGCATCAGCAGCGCCATTTGCAGCAATAGCCGCAATCTGGACTTTGGCAGGATCATCAACATTCGCAACAACGGCAGTCTGGAATGCGGGATCAGCAGCAGCGTCAGCGGAAACGTTGATACCGCGTTGAGCGGCAATCGAAGAAGCAACCGATTCTTCTTCACCCTTTAAGGCAGCCAGTCCGTATTTCTTCAGATACAGACCGCGAACTTCTTTGCCAGCAGCCTCAGCAAAATCACGAATCTGATTTTGAACAATCGCTCGGTAGTCGGTACTGAAAAGATCGTGACCATATTTGGCACGATTGATGACGTTTACCTGAGTCTTAGCACCAAGACCGTTCGGTGCAATCTCATCAAACCGAATATTTCCAGTGGAAACCTGACCCGAAACAATCTTGCCGTTCTCATCAATATATCGAACCTGCGTTACGGGTCCCTCAATGCCAAGTTCTTTGGCTGCCATTGCATTGTCCTGCAACGTTTCGCCAACTTTGGCGAGAACGGCCTGCCTTGCAGTATCGCCAGTGCCATGCTCAGCGGCCATAGCAACCGCAGGCTTATTGGCCTCACCGAGAAGAATGTATTTTTTACCATCCTTCCCAATGATGTATGCACGAGTCAACGTGTCACGAGAGTCCGCAATCGGCGTACTCAAATGATCTGCACCAGGCGCAAACTTGGAAGGCATCATGAAACCATCGACACCCGTATTGCGGTATTTCGCTTTCTTGGAAGCCTGCATCCCAGCACGAGCCTCGTCAGTTAAAACACCATGCAAATGATCTTTTGCACGCTCAACCAACGGTGCAACATCATTTACATCCCCACCAAAACTTTCAACAACACGAGTAATCTGTTTTGTTGTCTCAGTGATTAACTCGTCATCGAACTGACGGACCAGTTCTGAGCCACCCTCCATGACGGAATCAAGGGCCGTAATATCATCAAGGTTGCCGTCAAGGGCACCAACAATGATCGTGCGGTCAACACCTGCTTTATCAGCAAGTTTGTCAACCATCAAAGCCTTGCGAGTGTGCATTTTTGTTACGGTTGCAGCAACACCGTTTTCAATGCGGTCGCTGACAAGAATCCGCCGCAAATTCAATGCTTCCTGCGGAGACTCCGCATTCAGAATTGCACGCTTCAACTTGCCTTCGCCGCCGCCGTAAGTGTCACCCAAAGTTGACATCAACTTTGAAGTCTTGATACCGCCTGAAACATTGAATGCCAACTTCGACGCAGCCTCAACAACGGGACCACGACCTAAATAGATTTGATACTTGGCTGAATCAATGGCTTTGCCAGTAAGTTTTTTGGCACCGTAAGAAGCAATACGCCCTGTGCCTGGAGGCTGAAAGTACAAACCACCCTTCAGGGCCTTGCCACCCAAATCGGCAACACCAGTTTCTTCCAGTGTCCTGCCGATCCAAGTGAGGTCGGCGTTCTTGATACCGCCAATACCGCCCTTACCTTTTCGGGCAAGGTTTCCGCCAAACGTTGCAAGACGTGTGGCATCGTCAACACGTCCAGCCGCACGCAACGCATCAGCCGCTTTATCAATCTTCTGGATGATGCCAGGAGCCTGACCAAGTTTGGCAATCAAACCCGCACCCAACACATAAGTCAAAGGGTCTGTAGCAATATCTGATGTGATGCCAACGGCAATCTTCGCAGGGGTTGGTAAACCTTGGAACCAATCGGCACCCGCCAGTGCAGACGATGTTGTCTCACCACTGGTGATGTCCTTCAATAGATTTCGTTTCGGATCAATGATCCGACGAATGGGTTGCGTCACCAGCGTTTGAGGAATTGACAGAATTTGCCCGATACCAGAGATACCCGTACCTAAAGCGCCCTTGACTTGATCGAATACAGACTCATCTTTCTTGATGGACTTGTCTGTCGAATATCCAGCAGCAGCGTTCTTATACCCACCAGGCGAGTTTGACGCCATGATTGCTTGAATCGAATCATTCAGTTTCTTTTGAGAACCAGCCAAAGGGTCAGAGTTGTATGCGGCAGAACCACTGGCAAGTGCATTCGCCAACTTCATCAACCCGTCCATGTTCTTGTTGGAACTAGGACGACCACGCATAGGCGACTTGGATGAACCCGCTCGTTTGCGGCCACCAATCGCATTCAACTGAGCGATCTGAGATTGCGTTAGACCAGCCACGGTCTAGTTATTCTCAGAATTTTTCGGACCCAAAGATGTCAGATACGCCAAACCAGCGGCAGCGTCACTGCCACCGTTGCGGAGCATCATGTTGACAATCTGCATTGGATCTGGAGTCTCATCATTCAACGCCCAATCCAACTTCTGTCGATCATTAAACTGCTTGTACGCTTTGGAGTAGTCGGTTCCACCTCCACCTCCGCCTCCCCCGCCAGACCTCGCCTGCTGTGCCTGGAGGAGACCTTGCTCCCGTTGCGCCATCAACGCATTCAAGATTGCGTTGTAATTGTTCTCAAGATTTCCTGAAGCACCTTGACGAACAAGTTCGCCACTGTTCTCAGCGGAACGCTGATTTGCAGCCATAATCTGATCCAAACGATTTGTCAGATCCTGCTGATAACCCTGAGAGGCAGCCAACGATGCTTGGTTTGCAGCAGCCTGAGCACTAGCGGCAGAAGCACTGCCACCGATACCGCCGACAGCAGCAGCAACCTGACGACTGGTCTCTGCGTTACGGGCAGCGGACTCCGCCATGCGGCGTGTGATCTCCGCTTGAATGGCAGCAGAACCCTGCTGATACAACGCTTGATTGTTTGCAAGACCCTGCTTAAAAGAGTCAAAGTTTCGCTGAATACCAGCAGCAGAATTCGCTTTGTTTGAATCCAAAGCGCCACGCTGACGCTCAAATGATTCATTGATACCGTTAATCAGCGATTGAACATATGCGGCTGCACTAGCGCCAGAGTCGCCACCGTTAGCAAAATCATCAGGGTTGATCCGTTCGGGTTCCCCTTGCTCAAGTTGCCTTCCATCCCAGTTCTTCGTGTACGGCATATTGCCATTGCCAACACGTTTCACACCGAACACGTTTGTGAAAGGTCCAGGATTCGGTTTCGATTCTTCGCCACCGCTGCCAGTAAACCAAGAAGGGAGTAACTTGACCCGATTTACGGCTCCGCCACCAATGTTTTCAACGTTCTCAACTCTGTCACCGAGCCAAGCGAATACACCTTTGCTCATTACTGTCCAAACTCCTGAATCTGAGAAGCCAGCGTTTGCTGACGAGCGTTCCGCTCACGATCAACCTGCGTGCGATTCATTCCCAACATCATTTCGATATCGCCCTGGCTTTCGCCCAAACCACCCATCTGGCGGTCATAAGAACGTTGCAAATCGAACTCGGCGTTCTGCCGATTCATCGCATAATCGTTGATGGCACGACCCATAAGGCCCGAGCGAAGGATGTTGCGACGGGCAAACTGGTTAGGCAACGTCCGCTGATAGTTATCCCACTGAGTCCCTAGACGGCCCCGAGCAGTATTGAAATCCGATGTCGCTTCTTGGCGACGGTTTGCCAACTTAAATAGCGCACGCTGGGCACCCATATCGGCACTGTCAATGCGTGACTGGTAGGCGTTGATCTCTTCAGGAGACAGATAGTTGGTGACGTTGCTCATCAACTATTAGGGCAAGAATGTCCCGCTACGAGGCCTCATATGTGAAAAACACGTTGAACTGGGTACCCGAAGCCAAAGCCCCAATTTGGGTGGTTGTCACCGCAGCAGCGTTCTGTGGCAGGAAGAAGAACTTGTCAGTCGCTATACCGATAATCAGGCCAGTCAGGTATGTGGAACCGTTAATGATATGAAAGGTTCCACATGGGGTATTGGCTACGACCTGACGTGCGGCGACAGGCAAACTGAAGTAATAGGTTGCACCAGCAGTAGCACTTGTTGGGGACGTGCCACAGATGGCACGGATAAATCCAGTTACGGTTTTACCTGTTTGGGTGTAGTAACCAAGGTTGGTTGGACTGGTGCCCAGGGTTGGGCTGCCAGCAGAAGCCGTGATACTGGATGTGAACGAGGTCCATGTGCCACCCTGCCAAGTCGGTGCCGAAGCACCGTTCGATCTGAGGATCTGTCCGCTAGTTCCAGCAGCCGTATAAGCATTAGCAGTACCCGTACCATATGCCGCTCCACCAGCGGTAGGCGTAGCAGTTGAATTAGTTCCACCACGAGCCACAGGTAAAATACCTGACTGAATCATGTCAGCGTTTTTGTCGATGTCCCCGTGAAGAAGCCATTGGTCGCTAGCGTCATCATAGAAGCCCTGTAGATAAATGTTTCTATGTTTTGATGAAGAAGCATAAATCGTGGCATAAGCCTGTCCGTTGATTTGTACGTCATCATCCAATGAAGTTTCGCCAGTAAACCCAATTGGTGGATACCCTTCAGGTCTAACAAACTCGTATTCCGCACCAACAGTGAAACCGCTTTGAAACGGTACGGTTACTGTCACGGTTCCTGAGTAGTAAGTGAAGGTGATAATCTTGTCAATGTCAGATGGCAACAGCGTGTATGTCTGTGTCGAAACATACTTTCTTGTTCTAGTTACACCGCTGGGACCAGTAGGCCCAACCGCACCCGTTGCACCATTCGTGCCATTGGTGCCGTTGGTTCCATTAGTGCCAGCAGGACCCTGTGGTCCAGTAGGACCAGCAGGACCTTGTGCGCCAGTTGGACCAGCCACAGTTGAAGCAGCACCTGTGGGACCAGCGGGACCGATAGATCCTTGAGGACCAGTCGGTCCTGCAACCGTAGAAGCATCACCCGTAGCACCAGTAGGACCAGCAGGGCCTATAGAACCTTGAGGACCCGTTGCCCCAATAGCGCCAGTCGCTCCTTGAGATCCAGTAGCACCTTGGGGACCAGTTGGACCTTGAATCCCATCAGGACCAGCAATGCTGAACAGCCAATCTGCGTAAGTGTTTGAACTGGTTGAAGCAGTAATATTGACAGTAATAGAGGTGCTTGTGACGGCAGTTACATTTCCTTGCATCCAGTTTGTAGATGCAGGATTCGTTACACGAATATACATTCCAGCGTAATAAGCACCCGACGACGCAACAGTAAACGTCTTTAAACCGCCACTCATGCTTTGGCTAGTAGTTGATGTTACATAATATCCGCTGCCAGTTGAACCCGTAGCACCCTGAGGTCCTGTGGCCCCCATAGGCCCCTGAGCGCCCGTTGGACCCGCAACACCCTGAATGCCCTGCAAACCAGTCGAACCAGTTGCACCGACAGAACCCGTAGCGCCGATTGGTCCAGTAGGACCCTGTACGCCAGTAGCGCCAGTCAACCCAGCAGGACCAGTTGCTCCAGTCGGTCCCTGGACTCCCGACGAATACGCCAAAGCCGTCCATGCAGAAGAACCGTTACCGACTTTGAACCTGCCCGTGTCGGTTTCCAAACCCATTTCGCCAACAGCAAGAACAGGATTCGCTGCTGTCCACGCAGACGCTGTTCCACGTCGAAGTTGAATTTGAGTAGCCATCTAAATACCACCTGCATCTAAAGGAAGAATCCCGCCGTAAACACTTGAAGGATCTCCACCATCCACGTTGTAAGTCCCACCCATCGGCCCAGTCGGGCCGCTCGGACCAGTTGAACCAACATTTCCTTGTGGCCCAGCAGGGCCAGTGGCACCAGCGGGTCCAGCAGCACCATTCAGATTTACAGTCCAAGAATTGAATGTTCCTGTGCCAACCTTTGATGTGATGGATACCGACAGTTCTCCAGTTGCGGTGCTGTATGACGACACGGTTCCGATCATGTAGTGCGTCGTGTCGTTAGCGATAATTGCGACTTGACCAACGGAATATTTCAAACCCGTCTCAACCGTCAACGTCACAGACCCTGAGGCAACCAAAGTCAAAGAAGTTGTTGATGTGGTTGCGTAACGGTCCCCCGCCGTCGGTGACCATTTTTCTATGGACGTAAAGATTTGCCGCAGAACTCGTGGTTCTGCTGGCTCAACTGCTGGGATCGGATTCGACCACTTTGACATCAGCGTCCAATAGCGATGTAACTGACACGAACACTTTGAGAAAGCGCACGAACCAAAGCGTTACTAGCAACATCGACCGTGTAACAACGCACAGTAAAACTGGTGGTGCTCTTTGCAAAGATTGACATGAACTGAGTGTTCACATTGGCATCACCACTGGTTACAACAATGGTGTCCAATGCTGTCGGGAAAGCCGCTGGGAAGGTAACAGTTGCGTGGCCGAAACCATCAGTCGTTACAACCGCATCAGCAGCCTTAATGATCTGACCAGTAGCCGCCATCGTCGGACGTACAGCGTCCGCATCATCCACATACTTCTTCCGAGTGAACTGATTAATCGTTGTCGGATTTGTAGCAGGACCACTGGGAATGCCTGTAAATGCTGTTGTGCCGTCAATTTTCACACGCAAATTGTCAGCGTTATCAACATACTGTTTCCGAGCAAACTGATTAGCCGTTGTTGGATCAGTGCCTGGACCAGACGGAATCGCTGTAAACGCCTTTGACCCGTCACGAACAATCACTTCAGCATTGACGTAGTTGACGACATCATCAAAGTTTTGGTTGACCTCCGCAGACTCAATGTCTGTGCCAGGAGTAAATGTGTATGTTTTGGATACTGAAGTCATCGAACCCTCCGAGGGACGTATTTAAAAATCAAAGCATCGACACCCCAAAACACAGGGGCCTGTGATTCACCTGGCTCAGCAACAGACAGCACCTTGCCACCAACCTTTAAAGAAACAGATCGAGCAATACCCAGCGTCTGTCCACGATCAACATACGAATAAGTTCCCGATCTCGCCCACTTACTTGCCCCTGGATTCGCTGGGCCAACCCAGTCGGAATCGGGATCATCCCAAATGGCGTCGTTTGCACCTGAGGTGCTCGGGGCAGCAGTGAACCTGAAGTTCTTTACTGAGATTGTCGGGTCGTAATCCGAATAAGAAACAACAGGCAAGTCGTAGCCTTCATCGACCTGCATTAAAACCTCGGTTCGTCGCCAACGTTTCTTAACCGCTGGCTCCCCCAAATCAATCCAACGGGTCTGATACCAAGCATCAATAGATGTAACTCCAGCGGCGGGACCGAGGTTGTCGAAATACTGTCCAGGCACATCAAGTTTGAAGATCCGATTCGTGCCGTACACATACGCCAAACTGTCAACAGTCCTGTAGCCACGGCTGTATGGACCGAGTTGCAGGGAATATTTCGTCCACGACCCACCCGTTTTCAAATTCGGGTCAAGAACAAACGTGACACCTCTAGGCGGTGTCGGATCGTCTGCCCACGGCACTGAAACCCACAGACGATTGTTGATCCAACCAAGATCAACCTTGTCCGCCTGCAATCGGGGGATGTCGTTATCACGCAGCGCAGGCAAGATTTGGCTGAACACGTTTGTGACGTTTCGACCTGTGTAAACGTTTACCCCTGAGGAGTGATCGAAGAAGAACACTCCTGCTGGAGTAGCAATAGTGGCTGCATGGGACACGGAACCAACAGTGTTGGAAACGTTGACCATGCTGAATGTTTCAGCAGAGTCACCGTAAATGGCGTACACGGAGTCACGTTTAAAAATAATCAGTTGATCGCCAAACGGAACCATTGCCGTTATCGGATCGAAGTCTTTGCCTTCGTCAATATCGATGTAATCGTAAGTACGCCAGTTTTCCCCTGAGTCATCAAACGTATTTGCCCAAGAGAAACGGATACGGTTCGGGTAGTGAGTTCCTGATTCCCATGTCCCTGCGACCCACATATAGCCACCATGAACGGCTAAGTGATTTGCTCTAGGCATATTCCCGCTGGTTGGAACAATGGTGTCATTGAAATTTGAGAGCAAGATCGTGGCATTTGCTCCACCATCCCATTTCACGACATTCCTGTCGCCCCTCACCCAGTACGAACAGTTATTGAAAGTTGCAGGACAAACATCAGTTTGATTGTTTGTTCCAAGATCATCCGTCGCAGTACCACCTACAAGTCTCGTCAGATTCGTCCAAGTTGTGCCAGTTCCATAACGAACTCCACTACCTACTTGAGCCAACGTGTAAACGGTTCCTGAAGCGTTGTAAGTCCAGATTGTGTCTGGAGCAGCCGACAAGGCAGTGTTAGAAAACGGGGCTATCCCCCGTCGAACCTGAAATCCTCCACGACGATCCAAGTCAACGTTCAACAGGTCGGGTGACTCGTTGTCACCCAACTTGAAAGCGTCTGAAACAAGATTGAGTCCACCCGTAAAATCACGAAGCGAAAACAGTTGAGTCCGTCTAGGAGTAGTTCTCATAGCCATCAATCAAACGGAAAACGCAAACGGCCTGTTTGACGGACCCGAGGTCCACCACCAAGCACAAGCGGATAAGCGCCAGGGGCATCGCCATACTGCTTCTTCAACACATCCATCTCGGCGTTAAAGGCACCGATGAACTGCTGAGCCATCTCAGGATCTTCCTGCTGCAAATACGCCATACCCACCAGATATAGACGAACAGCGTCATGGAAGTCGTCAGGAAAATCAGGTACTGCGCCAGCACCGCCAGCAACCCAATCCTCAACTTTGCGATAGCCACGCAAATACAATGTGTCGGCCATATCAGGCGTTGGATATAGACGCAGGGTGTCGGCCCAAACGTTGAAATACGTTACAAATCCTGTTGAGGTTTGGTAGGGAAGGTAGGACGCTTCGGCTTCGTCACGTCCCATAAATGCCAGACGACGATCATCACGAACCACTGAGACAATCTCGTCGGGAACGGGATCTAACTGATAAAGGTCATAATCTCGCTGACCACTGGTTGTGGTGAGAACCCATGAGGTTTCAAAAAACGGCCAACGCTTACGGGTGCGTGCAATCTTGATTGAAGCATCTCTAGCCCAAACGTCAAGCAACTCATTCGGTATTTCAGATTCATCCAAATCCAAGTGCTGACGCACATAGATCCGCATTTGATCCAACGTATAAGCCATTACAGTTCACCCCGAGAACGAAGATGCCCAACACACCATTCAGTGCCTTTAGCGGGTCGTGCCCCGCATGGTTCGCCTGCCTTGTTGGTGTCTGCACACCCTCCGACTGACTGCACGACTGTCGGTAGTGATGATCCTGAACCAATGGCAGGAGTAGCAGCGTTTTGGAATTGGACTCGGGACGAGTCAGTTGTGCCACCCATTGCTGGCACAGCATTTGCACCGTAACTGACTGCTAGTTGACTCACAGAAACTCCCGAAAAGGTTTGTAGAACGAAACGGGGCGAGGGCCGAAACCCCCGCCCCGTAACTCATGCTGGTTGCGCTGCTATCAGGCGGTCTTAGCGGTAAGAACACCTTGGCGTGCGCGGTTGCTGATCGTCAGTTCGCCGTAGCACAGGATCTGTGCGTAACGTGCGTCGATGTTGTTCGGGCGCACGAAAGGAGTTGGCTTGAACCAGTTATCAGAGTGACCGACAAGACGGATGTACTTCGTGTTGAGGAAGAACATGTCGCCAGCCGTGACGTAGTTGTCATAAACGATTGGCGCACCCTTGAACAGAAGGTTCTGGAATCCACCATCAGCGGTCTTGGAGTCCATGAAACGCTCCTGCGGCTGAAGAAGATCCTCATACTTCTCAAAGAGGGTACGGGTCGTAAGAATCACGTTTGGCTGGTCATTGCCAACTGAAACAGTGTTGTACGCAGTACGCATCTGAGCGAGCGTAAGAGCGCCAGCAGTCGTGTTCTTGTGACCAGGTGCCCACCAAGTATCGGTCGTCTGATCGATGCCACCGATGTTGTTTGAGGACGAATCCTTGACCAACTTGGCAAGACCAAGCCAATCCTTGCCACTGTTGCCAGTGCCGTCGGACTGAATGAACATTTGGTCAAACTTCTCAGTAATGGTTTCTTCAGCCTGGAAAGTCTTGGCTTCAAGAAGGTCAATGATCTGTTCTTCCGAGTTGTTCTTTGCTTCTTCGATACCAGAAATCTGGATCGTTGCAGCGTACTGCTTCCAGTTGTACTCAGCAGCCGTGATACCAGTCTGCTCACCAAGAGTAATTGTCTCGTAGTTGGCGTATGAACCAGCGGTGCTGTTCTGTCCGTAAAGAAGCGGAAGAACAATCTTCGAACCACCAGAGATGGTACGAACTTGACCAGCCTGCTTCAAGAAGTAGACAAACGGGCGTGCACTGAAAATGTTGTCAACCAACTTGGGCATGTGGTTTGCCAAGGTGGTTGATAGAATTGTGTCGTAATTGACATTAGGCATTTCAGGAATCTCCTAGGTTAAATGGGCTATACGCCCAACGCTTTCTTTGCGGCCAGGTACGCATCCCGAAGTGAACCGTATTGTTCAGGCTGTGCAGGGGCCGTGGCTCCCGCACGACTTGAACCTGTATGAACAACACTTGCGGCTTGACGCTTCGCCTCTAGCCGTTGCTGCTCCTGCTGCTGTTGACTCCGCAGAGACTCCAACTGTGTTTGCAGCGAAGTGAAGTTCATGTCTGCATACGCAGCCCGAAGATTAGGGAAACCACCCTTGATTGCGTGAGCAAACAAAATTTGGTTGTCGAAATCCCCGAAATCGTTGTGCAAACTGTTCAGTTCGTTTTCGATTTGCGCCTGGGTTGCGGCCTGCTCCTGAGCGGCGATCTTCTGCTCCAACACAGCAATACGAGCAAGATCAGGGTCCATGTCGGCAAACGGATCTGCCTCATAGTTTTGGCCCACACCAAACGCTTCTTGAAGTGCTTGCAGTGTTCCAGTCGGATCTTGTTGTAACGCTGCGGTGATCGCTTCTGCTTCCGCTAGGCGAGTCCGCATTTCGGCCAGTTCCTGTGTCTTGCGGGTGTAGTCCGCTTGACGTAGGTAACCGTTTCGGGCTTCATCAAGGGTGATCGGTGTTCCGTCAAGTTCAAAAATGGACTCAATGGGTTCAGCCGATTCCGTGAAAGAACCGTCAGGAACCGAATCAAATGCCTCATCAGGTGTGCTGGTTACTCCCGAGTCGAAACTCGTAGCGTCTCCCAGTCCTTCAGAAACAAAGTCCGATTCCCCTACCGCCGAATAATCGGCGTCAGATGTATCAGTCATCATTCCTAGGGAGTCATGCGTATCTCGCAGGTTATTCCCTAAGAGATAGATATGTGTGTCCCGCCTATTGCTGTTGAGCAGCCATCTGCTGTTGCATCTGCATCAACACTTCAAGAGGAACATCTTCTAAACCAGTAGGTGCGCCACCCATAGGCATAGGCATTTGCTCTGGAGGCATTTGCATCCCACCGCCGCCCATCGGCATTGGCAACTGAGGTCCACCTAAACCAGCAGCATCCATACCGCCAGCCTGCTGTGCCGCCAAAATGTCTTGCGGATTCATTTGCGGCGCATCAACACCAACACCAGGGTTACCTTGCATCGGCGGTTCACCACCCTGAGGTGGCATCGCATTCGGATCACCAGGCACAGGAGCGGGGGGTTGCTGTTGCATAAGGAACTTGCCAGGAGACTTCACACCAAAACCGTGTTGCAGCACATGTTTCGCCAGTGCAGCAGGGTCAATGACAGAACCGACCAGCGGTGCCAGTGAGTTCATCATCGCTACGGCTTGCTGACGACGTTGCGTCTCGTTGTTTGGCTGGGTTGAACCACCCTCAACAATAAAATCGAATTCGCCTTCAATGTCCTCATGGGTGTATTCAAACCAGAACTGCTGGCCTTCAGCACCAACAATGCGTGCAGCCTGCTGGCCTGTCATGTACTGCTGAGCAAGTTGCAAAACCTTGCGGGCAATTCTGCCAATCGCAAGTTCAATCAACGCCAACTTGTCCGCAGACCTGGCGTTGGAAGCATCCTGAATCATTGCGGCTTCAGTAGCAGTACGTCGAACCTCAGGAGTTGAACCTCGGGCGTATTCGTTCACACCCGAAACCTTGTCCATATCGGCTTCAATGATTTGGCTGTACTGGTACAGATCCCCCGCCATTGGCGTGATCGGCACAGGCATAATCACATCCTGCAACGGCTGATTGTCGTCAATAACTTCAATAGCAATGTTGTCCTCGTTGGACTCCAAGCCTTGACGACCTTCAGGCCCCAACGCTGAGGCACGATACAGATATTTGCGACCATACTTTTTACGATGGTTCATCATCTGTGAACGGGTTTTGTTGAGTTCCTGCTGCGGAGCCTCAACCATTTCCAAATCCCCGATTGGGTAAAACTCGTCGGGAACCTCATAGTTCGCAATGAACTCGTAAGGATGACCAAACACATACGGCATACTGCGAGGATCAATCAGATAATCGTCTGCGCCCTCAGCAAACACGCACATGCAGTCGTGAACTAGATCGTAATATTCCCAAACAGTGACACGATCAATGTCACCATCCATCTTTCGTTTCTGATCTGGACTCAGCCAGTCAGACGAAATAACAGCATCAGCCTTCGTGGATCGACGTGCCTTGTAGTTGTACCGTGGATCGGTACGGACATCTTCAATCGGTCGGATAATGCGCTGGGCAATCCAGCGGGCATCTTCCATGCACGTTGCTTCAGGGTCAACGTACATATCGAATGGGCTGACACGTTCCAACGTGGGGCGATCTTCAACAACAACAGATTTCGTGGCAGGAATGTTTGCCGAAATTTCCTCATCAGTCGGCATCTCAGCCGCCATATCAGGATTCAACATTGCATAACTGTCCGCTTGAGCAATCATCTCCTCTTCCTGAGCAGACTTTTCGTCATAACTCAGTTCAGCGGACTTTTCCTCAAACTTGTATCCAACCTTGATCCAACCATGACCAACAGTCAGGAAATCCTTAGCAGCACGACGAAACGGCTGACGGAAATCGTAATGACGCCACCAGTAGTTGATAACAGCCTGCGAAATAATCGCACGATCCTCGTCCTCAACCCGATTAGCCATCACTTCAATGCCAGGATGATTTACCGTGATCGACGGAAAGATTACGTTGATTGTTGAAAACGCAATGTTGATCGCAATGCGATCTTCGTCATCCATGCCTGCGGGGAAATGCTTTCCCTTGTACAGGTCCAGCATTCGATTCCACGTTTGGTCGTAACCACGTTCTTCACGCCAACGTTTCGCATGATTCAAGCGATTACGGTAACGCTTAAGGCGTTCGGCTTTACTGATCTTTGCCATCAAACTAACAACGTTCTGGCTCGTAGCCGTTGGCACGCGCTGAAGTCAACGTTGCGTCGATCCGTTCCCTTAGGGTTGGACCGTTCCAGTGGTCATGGTCTGGAAGCGCAAGCCCAGGAATACCGTCCTCACGCCAATACTTCATCTTGCAGGCGAAACAAGGATGCGGTTGAGCAATGCACTCCCCGTAGGAGTGCGTTGACACTAGATTCCTTGCGCTCCACCTGGACGTGCAACCTTAGGTTCCGAAGCGGGAACTTTGCCCATGTCGGTGCCGTAGCCACCCGAGCGAGCAACCTTGGGAAGATCCGCAGTCACTGTGACGTTGCCGAATCCCTGAGCGCCACCATCGGCAACATCATTCATCATGAACGCAGGCGCTTTGCCATGAAAACACTTAGGGGTTTCACCCGCACCGACGCTGTTGTATGAACCCTTAGCCATTTTAAAACTCCAAAATCGTAGGACAGTCCTAGTAAACAGATAAGACTGTCCCGCTACATCAGCGGGAACGCACCGAACTGGCCCCGATAAGCCACTCGCTATCCCGAGTGTCCTCGTCAGGTTTCAACGACGCCCACCAATCCATCGTCATGTAATTACTGACCTGCTCCTTGTACTCAGGAGCAAACGCATACCCAAGCATTTGGTTGGCAATAGCCAGCGACATCACACGGTCATCGTGAGGTGAACCCCCCATCGACCCTTTCTCGTCACGAACATAAGTCCGCAACTCCCCCAACGTCCCCGCACACTTCAAAACAATGTCCTGCTCACGGATCGCCCGACCAAGTTCGTCGATCATCAACGGCTTCGTGGATTTGTTGGTGTGCCAGCCGTACTCAGTCGTAGGAGTGTTGCCTTTCGTGGAGTTCACACGACGACGACGGAAAATGCGTTTATACCCGCACCGCCTCAGGGATGTAATGGTGGTCAAACCATGATTGTTTGACTCAATCCCCACCAGCGCAGTGTTGTACCAGGTCGCAAGTTTGTAGATTTCCTCACCAAACAGATCAGCAGGAATGTGCCCATGCCACTCGGCAACCACCTCCCCCGACTGCACTTCGATTACATGGGCTGCCGAGTAGTCGCCCCAGTCCAAACCTTCAGCAACGTCAGCACCAAGCACATACGCCTTGTGAGGGTCAGGGAGTTGCCACACCAAAATCGGATCTAGGGCGTTGCGGTCATAGTTCGGCAGCCAATCAAAGTTGTTTAACGCCCCACGCTGCACCAAAGTGCCCACTGCTGGTTCTTCGGGAATGATCTTCTGCAACAAATCATCCACGTCAAACACTGTCCGACCAGACTTGATAAACGCAGACTCAGGATCAGACGGATATTCCTGAGCCAACTGCCAACTGGTCATGGATCGTTTCTTGTTCTGATACCAGTCGTCATCACGGTCCTCGTTAGCGGACCACGGATAAAACATTGGCGAGAACTGGTTGGTGCGAGTTTCAGCACCAACCCACATAGAATGAAAAAAGTTGCCACTGCCATTAGCGGTAGACAATCCGATGATGCGACCGCCAACGTCGGCAACAGGCTCGATGGAAGCCCATGCTTCCTCAGGGTTGGGGAGGAACGCCCATTCATCAACAACAATCAGCGTGGCGGATTCACCACGGGCAGGATCACTGGCCGATGGCATTGATGTGATCTGCGAACCGTTATCAAACACCATCTTCTGCTGATGCTCCACCGTGGACTGAGGGCCACGCTCCAGCATCCACTTCGGCATATTCCTGAAGCCATACTTCGTTTTTTTCAGAAGCAGCACCGCTTCCCGTTCGGTACGGGAAATATCAATGATGTTCTGATCGGGTGAAAAATATGCCAGCCAGAACTGATGTCCAGCCACAAGCGTCGTCCACCCAATCTGACGTGCCTTCAAGGTCAGTGAATACCGCTCCTTCGACCACTCCACCAATGCTTCCCGCTGTGCTTGGCGCAACGTAAACAACACACGACCGTCACGGGGATTCTGGATATACCAGTAATTCTCCAAAAAATAGGCTTCGTCTTTGACGCATTTACGCCACTCCAACTCCCGCTTCAACTCAACCAGACGTTCACGGGTTGTCATTACGACGCCACTTCCTGAGATTCCATCCGTTAACCGACCACCACAAAGGCGGCATCAAAGCCGCCCCCCAGTTTCCGTAAACCAGGGAAAAAACAAACCAAGGGACAGAGTGCAGCATCACCACACCCCATCCCCACCATCGGTTTGTACCTACAACCCATTGACCCCAAAGGCCAACTATCTCAAAGGCCAGCAGTACCAGCCACCATAATTGTTCAGACAGAAATTACTTGCCCTTAAGGGATGGGGGTGAAGAACTTGCAGCAGACCTCAACGCCCTTGCTCGGCCATAAGCCCATTCAGCGGTGTCACGAAGTTCTTTTCGCTTTTTGGGATTGAGGTGGATTTTACTTGATTTGTAATCAATGCTCCTCGCAAAACCCTCCATTGCGTTGTCACCAGTTCGGCTCAACATTGCGGCAGTACGGTCCATTGTTTTATCTGTTGACCATGCTTTTCGTGCTTTGCCTTTGTCTTTACCCACAGAAACTCCAACCCTCAGGCCTCACCCACTGTGAGGCTATAAAAACAAGCACAAACTGTCCCGTTACTAAACCGAGAAGAAGTCCGAACTGGGCTCCTGCCACGGGCGTCTACTCATCGGAGCCGTGGGCTTACGCATCTCGCCATCAATCCGCCCTGCATTTCTGCCTCGGGCCATTTCGGTGAGAATGCGAAGTTGCTCCCTATAGGCGTCTTGCAATGTTCCGTAAGGCATTTTGCCGATCATCCCATCCAGTTGCTGTAGGGACCGTTTACGAGACAACTGAAGATTTGAGTCATCTTCCAGCATTTCCTGATAGTACTCGGCTGCATCATTAGGCGAACCCTCTGGGTTCATCGTGAACCATTTGTCTAGCCACCTGTTTGCACGATCACGTTTCTGAGTCTCAATCAGTTCCGCATATTTCTTTTGCAAACCCTCAGCGGCAACACGCTTGTCGATGGCTGAACGCATTCGATCAAGAGCGCCACCGAAACCTTTACGTTCAACTGGTCCACCAATAACCCGATCATCCGCCCGAAGGCGAGTCATGTACTCAGCAATATTGGGTCGGTTGTCAGTCAACGGCGCAGGAACCTGAACACGATTCAATGCAGCAGCACTCTGATTGAAAGCGGGTGTATTGAATAGCGCCATACAAATAGCGGCGTATGTCCCGCTACTTTTTCTTTGCAGCCAACCGCTTAGACATCGCAGCAGCCTTGGAACGAGCATCAGCCTTAGAGCGTGCACCCCACGCATACAGCGACAACAACAAACGAGTCGGCTCACCATTCGGCTTACGCTCAGGCCCAGGCATATTCCCCATACGAGCCAAAAACGATGCACGCCTGGGGTTGTCCCCCGACTTCACAGGAGCCTTAAGAGTGCCACCAGTCTGCGCCTTATAGGAAGCACGACCCTTAGCATTGAGGCCGCCCTTCGGGTTCTTACCTTCTTTGCGCTGCCACGCTGGAGACGCCATCACTTCTTCTTCTTTCGTGCAGCAGCCATATTGTCAATCAAATTCGGGTAAGGACGACCAGCCTTAGCGGCAGCAGCCTTAGCAGCAGCCTTCTTAGCGGGCGACAATTTCTTTGATGCACCCTTAGGTGCAGGTTTATCCCAAACAGACTTCTTCATCACTACACCCAATCCTTAGTTAGAGACTGAAGTTCAGCCAACAAATCCTCGTCACTGAGAGACTTCGTTTCCGCATCCTCGTTGCGAACAATGCGTTTTGGTGTGAAACGG